GGCCGCGCCGCCGCCGCCGGCGGCGATCGCCGCCAGCCTGCGCTCCACCGTCAGGCTTGCCGCGCCGGACGAAAGCGCTGCCGCCCTGCCGCGCGATCCGCCGGCCGTCCAGATCAGCGTCGCGCCGAGATAGAGGGCGGCCGGGCTGCCCCCGGCATAGACGGCCTTTGGCGCGGGCGACAGCATCAGTCGAGCGAAACGGACAGGTCGCCGGGATCGAAGTAGACGGGGTCGCCGCTGGCCACCGGCTTCGATGCCGCCAGTGCGCCGAACGCCAGCACGTTGCCGCCCGACGAGGCGCTGGCGAAGAAGACGTAGGCGAGCGGCGTCAGCGACAGCCAGTTGCCGGACGCGGTGCCGAAATCGATGGTCTCGGCGTTGGCGATCACGGACGGGTCGGCACTGGTCGCGGCGGCCCAGTCCGCGGCGACCGTCTGGACGCGGGCATAGCCGCCGCCCGAAGGCTCGGTGATGTTGCCGCCGGCCTCGGTCGGCGCCGTGCTCGACAGGCCGACCCATATCGTCGGTGCCGACGCCAGCGCGCCGAGCGCCGAGGTCTTGCCGAAGATCGAGTTGAGGACGGCCTGCGCCAAATAGTTGGTGAATGACATGATCGTCAGTCCTCCGTGATGATGTATAGCGTGGTCGGATCGGGCGGGTCGAGAAGGTCGTAGGCCGCCTGCGTCATGCGCACGATGTCGGTGATCGAGCCGTCCGACGACTGCACGCCGGACGAGCCGTTGTTGCCGGCCGGCCCCTGGCCGTTGACGACGACGCGCATCGTCTTCGGCTGCCCGACCACCAGGGCNNAGGGCCGGCTGCACCGGCATCATGGCGACCGCGCACGTCGCCTTCGGCTGCCCGACCACCAGGGCCGGCTGCACCGGCATCATGACGACGACGGAACCGCTCACGGCTGGGTCACTCCGTCGAGAATCGTGAATACGCCGTAGACGAGCGGACTGCGCTCGCCCTCGTCGATGCGGATCAGGTCGTAGACGTAGACGCCGGCTTCGAGCAGCCCGTCGGCGAAGGACAGCGTCAGCCGGCCCTCGTCGGCCTCCGCGTCGTCGATCGAGACCGAGACCAGCGCTGTGCCGGCCCCGGCCGCGGCCTTGATGTCCATGGCGAAGGTCGATCCGGAAAGGTCGATCGCCTGGCCGTTGTGGTCCTGGAAGGCGATGTCGCGCCTGAAGTCTACGTTTGCCCACCAGGTGAAGTCGATGCGTGCCGGGTCCATGCCGCCCTCCTAGCCGACGACGCGGATGCGGACTTCGCCGCGTCCGCCCGCTGCGTTGTAGCCGCCGCCGCCGCCGCGCGGTCCGCCGGGCGAGGACGCCGCGCCGCCGTCGCCGCCGTAGATCGACACGGCATTGCCGCTGGCGTAGCGGGCCGACCCGCCGGCGCCGCCATGGACCGAACGGCCGCCGAGCGCACCGGAACCGGCGCCGGCGCTGGTCCGCCCGCAGCCGCCGCCGCCGCCGCCGCCGAAATAGCCTTCGCCGCCGGCGCTGCCCGAGGCTGTCGGGTCGCTGTAGGTGGCCACCCCTCCGGCACCCGCCAGCATGTCGCCGGCCGCACCTGCGGCGGCCGAGGTTGAGGTGCCGTTCGTCGAATTCGCGACGCCGTTGCCGCCGGTGCCGAAATGCCCGCCGCCGCCGCCGCCCGAGGCGACCCGGCTGTTGTTGGACGCCACCCCCGCGCCGCCGCCGCCGCCATAGGCGACGAGGTGAGAGCCGAACGATGCCGGCGATCCGGCCGCGCCGGCGGCCCCGCCGGCCGGGACGGTGACGGCGACCGTCGACGCCAGGTCGCCTGCGCGCAGGATGCGCATCGCATACTGCCCGCCGCCGCCGCCCGAGGCGGCCGAGTTGGAGCTGGTGTTGTTCGAGCCGCCGCCGCCCGCACCCCAGGCCTCGACGATCACCACCGCGTCGTCGGGCGTGCCGAGCGGCTTCGTCCACGTGCCGCTGGCGTCGAACACCTGGTAGTCGGCCACCCTGGCGAATGTCGACGAGCCGAGCACGCGCAGTTCGCCGCCCTCGGCCAGGAGCAGGAAGACGCGGCCGGCGACGAGCTGGCCGGCTGCGAGCGCGTCGCCGTCATCGTCGACGACGGCGACCGGCGACGCGCCGTTGATGGCGAGCGTCACCGGACCTGTGTTGTCCGCGGCCGGGATCAGCTCCAGCTTCATGCCGTCGACGATGCCGGCCGTCAGCGGCGGCGCCAGCGCGGCCGTGATCGCGTTGGCGGTACCGCCGATCGAGGTCAGCCTGAGTGCGGCGGCGTTCCACAGCCCGGCGACCGATTCCGCCGCCGCGTCCATGTAGTCCGGGCCCGTGACCGGCGGCGTCGAGGCCGTGGTTGGGAGCGTGCGCGAGATGGTCATCGTGTCCTCATGCGGTCCAGAGTTCGGGGATCCAGAGTTCGGGGGCCTCGTCGACGGCCGTGATGCGGGCGACGAGGTCGCTGTCCCAGTCGATCGAGACGACGATCATACGCCGGTGCTCGCGGCCGGGCGCGCCGACCCAGGCGAGCGCGTCCGGCTCGACCAGCGGCCTGTCGTCTCCGTCGACCGGCATCGCCACGGGTGCGGCGAAGGCGAGTTCGGCCCGCGTCCCGCTGCCGCCCGAAACCGTCGCCTGGAGGAAGCCGCCGTCGCGGCGCCGGATCGAGACCGCCGTCGCGGCGCCCACCAGCGCCATGTCGGGCACCGCCAGCATGTCGTCGACGCCGAGCATGTCCGGCTCGTCGTAAACCGGCACGGGAGAATCGAGCGTCACGCCGACGATGGCGCCGTCGCCGTCCGTCTCCAGGCCCTCCAGCCGCGCGGCGGCGTGCAGCCGGTCGATGACGTCGTGGCTGACGGCGACCAGGTCTCCGCGCGTGCAGCGGATCGCCTCGGCCGGCGCCCGCCAGGACCAGAAGGCGGAACGCGCCTCGGCCTGGGCGAGGTCGAAGACGGCGCGCCGGGTGACGGCCGCCTCGCTGGTCGGGCCCCGGTAGCGCACCTCCTCGATGCGCGGGGCCGTCGCGCCGCGCCGTCCCCGGCGCCAGACGATCACCTGGCGCTCGGCGCCGTCCTCGCCGTCGTCCAGCCACACCACGCGGAAGGCGTCGGGCAGGCGCGGGAACGCCTTGGCCATCGCCAGCCCGGAAGAGTTGCGCGAGGTGAAGATCTGCGAGGGCGCCTCGGCCGAGCGGTCGCGGTCGCGCACCACGCCCCAGGTCTCCGACTGGCGCGGGCGGGCGTAGCCGCAGCCGGCGATCGTCGTCAGAAGGTCCTGTGTGGCCTCGCCCTCGACCACCATGTCGCAGGTGTAGCCCTCGTCGATGCAGGCCTGCCGCCATTCGACGAGGCCGGCATCGTCGACCAGGTCGGCCTCCAGCGGGTCGGCGGTCAGCGCGCCGGCGAGCACGTCGCGATAGTGCACGGCCGGATTGGACGACGTCGTCCAGCTGCGCCAGCCGCTGCCGTCCCAGTCGCGAACCTGGCCGGAAGCGAGCACCGACAGGTTCTCCAGCGCCCGGTTCTTCACCCGGACGGCGATCAGCGCCAGGCCGGAGCCGCCGGCGCCGCCCTTCACCGGATGGCGATCGAACACCGAGACGGCGCGGGTCAGGTAGATGCGGTCGGACAGGTTCTCGCGGCTGCGCACCACGCGCGCCTTGCCGTCCGAAACCACCCAGGCGAAGAAGTCGCGCGCCGTGCCGGAGTAGGTGTAGGCGGAGCGGGAGAAGTTCGCCAGGGCGAGCATGGCGCCGCGCTTGACCTGCACCTCCCAGCGGCCCTTCGGGATCTCGGCCTCGTCGAGGAAGAAGGTGGCGTGCGTGGCGCCGAGCCGCACGCGGCGCACATTGGTCGCGCCCTCCGCCTCCCGATAGAGCCCGTCGCCGCCGGCGCCGGCCGAGAAGGATGCGTGCGCGGCCCACGCCGCGGTTTCCGGCGCCGCCTGCCCGGCGACGGCCTTGTAGGCGGCGATCCAGCCCGCGCGGGTGCCGACCGGCGGCTGCCATTCCGGCGCGTCGGCCCAGACCAGCTCGATCGTCGGCCTGAGTTCGCGCAGCGCGACGCCAGCGAACCAGATCTCCGGCAGGTCGACCCAGCCGGCATCGCCCGCCCGGCGCATGCGCAGCCGGAACGGCACCGCCTGGACCTCCGAGTCGTTGGCGTTGCGCGACATGCCCTGCGGCAGGTTGAGATGCAGCCACAGGCGGTCGGCGCCGGCCGAGACCGTCGTGCCGTGCCACTGCGGCAGCGACAGTTCGGGCAGCAGCTGGTCGGCGAGAACGTCCTGGGCGTCGGTCTCGACGTCGTGCCCGGACAGCTCGAGGTTGGGTTGCCGCGTCAGGCCGTAGCGCGCCACGAGGTCGAGCGGCGGATCGTCGGGCCAGCCCTCGCGGACGCCGATCTCGATGTCGCCGGCGTCGTCGACAGCGGAATCGCCGGCGCGGATGTCGGAGAGCGCATGCGGGCCGGCCAGGCAGAACAGGGCCTCGCCGAACTCGTCCTCGCCGATCCGCTCGATGATCGGCTGGCAGGCGAGTGCGGGATAGATGCGCCGGTTGCGGCCGACGACGCGCGGGATCGGCACGCCGGGCCCGAGCAGATTGCCCGAAAGGGCGGCCGCTCCCCGGTTGCGCTCGGCGGCGGCGGGGTTCCGCGCCGCGACAGGGGGAGCCGACAGCGCCGAGGCCGCCAGCGAGCCCGCGAGCGAGATGCCGGCGCCGAGCAGCTTGGCGCCGAGCATGCCCTCCGCGAACACGCCCGACAGGAATCCGAACCCGCCCGCGGCGGCAATGCCCGCCGTCAGCACGGTGGCCACCGCCAGCACCAGGCCGAGCACGGCCTTGCCGGAATTGCCGTTGCCGCCGCCGGCGAGCGCATAGTGCAGCGTCACGACATGGCCCGGCTTCGGCCGTACCCGGTGCCAGTGCCGGCGCGGCACCGTCGCCTCGCCAACCAGGATCGAGCCGCGCGCGTCGAAGTCGGGCGGCAGGCCCACGAAGGCGGCGCGGATGTCGGCCAGCGTCGCGCCGGCCGGCAGCGTCAGCGTCTCGGCCGCGCCCGCCTGGAACGGCGGCCGCCAGCACGAGAGGATGGTCGCCGGCGCGCTCACGGCGTTCCCTCCAGCAGTGGCCTTTCCAGCAGCCGGTGCCGCCAGAAGCCGAGGATGCGGCCGGCGACGGAGGCGTGCGTGAGCGCCACGGTGTGGCTGTCGACGCCCGCCTCGGTGTGCAGCAGGCGGCGATCGTCGATCATGACGCCGACATGGACCGGCACCCGGCCGGCGGCGCGCATCGACCGCATCACGGCGACGTCGAGCGCCCGGCGCGGCAGGCCGGTCACCGGGATCCAGGTATTGCCCCCCGGTTCGCTCCCCCGTTCGGTGTCGATCGCGGCGCCGATCTGCCGGGCGATCGCCGAAAGCTCGCCTGCGCCGATCTCGCCATGCGACGGCAGGTCGATGCCGGCGGCGGCGTGGACCAGCCGCACCAGCCCCCAGCAGTCGCAGCCTTCGGCCGTGCGGCCGCCGTCGCGGAAGGGGATGCCGACGAAGTCGCGGAGAACGGCCTGGCGCGTCATCGGACATAGACCCCCGGCAGCAGGGATTCCGTGGCGCGCAGGCCCGGCCAGGCCTCCTGGCGGTAGTCCCAGCTGCGCAGCGTGCCCTCGACCTGGACCTGGTCGGCGGAAATGTCGGTCAGATAGAGGTGCCTGGCCTCGTAGGCCGGCTCGACCGTGAGGCCGGGCTTCACCGTGCGCGGCTCGGCGGTGATGTCGAACCAGGCCGACGAGATCACCTCGAACGAGACGCGGGCGGGATTCGACACGCGCGCCAGCATCGTGATCGCGGCGCGGTCGACATTGGGGAAGCGGAACCGCGCCACCGGCGGGCGCTCGTCGTCGGCGAGCAGGTCGAGCTCGAACCAGCTCTTGTGCCAGAGTGCGGCGCGCATGTAGTCGGCGCCGTCGGTCACCAGCCGGATCACGTCGGGCAGGTCCGGATGCGTGACGGCGACGAAGATCAGCATGGCGTCGCCGCTCGACGACCGCTCCAGGCTCTCGCGGGTGACGATGGGAACGACGCGCATCAGCCGATCACCCTGGCGCGGAACGTGACCAGCCATTCGAGCGCGGCGAAGACGCGGATGGCATAGCGCGGCTCGCCGGTCATGCGCACGGTCACCTGGCAGCGCCGGCGCGGGTGCTCGATCAGGAACGGCAGCGTGCCGTGGGCCAGCTCGACGGCGACGAATTCCTCGAAGATCTCGACCTGCGCCGAGGTCATGATGAAGGGAAACGCCGTGTCGGCCATGCGCATCGTGCCCTTCGGCCGCTCGATCGCCGGCCCGGCGTCGGAGGCGAACGAGGCGAAGCGCATCGCCGGGGCCTCCTCGTAGCCGTCGCGGCGCACGTGGAGCGGCAGCACCGCCGGCCAGGCTGCGGGCGCCCCGCTCATCGCGGCACCATCGTGACGCCGGCGCTGTAGCGGGAGCCCATGACGTCGTCGAATCCGCCGCCCGCCATCTCGCCCTTGATGTCCTCGACCAGGATGCGGCGCAGCTCACGGCCGCCCGGCGCCGACGACTTCTCCTCCCTGACCCGCGTGCCGCTCGAATTGTTGATGACCTCGACACTGACCAGCGGCCCGCCGCCCCAGCCCGGGGCGCCGGCGCCCGACGATCCGGCCGCGCCGCCGCCGGTATAACCACCCTCCGCGAAGCCGCGGCCTCCCTTGGCGGTCCGGTGCATCCGCTCCAGGGTGCCCAGCCCGATCGAGCGCACGGCCGGCGCCGAGAAGACATACTCCTCCTCGTGAACCAGGCCCGCCACCCGCGCAGGATTGCCCCGGCCGGTGTAGCCGCCGGCGTCGAACAGCCCGGCGCCGCCGGAACGGATGACACCCGCCGCCGCCGGCGAGATCGCGTTCATCGACGCCGCCGTCGCGCCGCCGCCACCGCCGAGGCCGAGCGCACCGAGGATCGAGCCGAGAACGCCGCCGCCCGAATTCCCGCCGAGGCCGCCGACCTCCGTGAGCGCGGCGATCAGGTCCTTCTGGATCTTGTCGATCAGCCGGTCGAGCACCCGCATGCCGATGTCGGCAAGTTCCTGGAGCGTGATCTTGCCGTCGCGCGCCGCCTCGCGGATGCCGCCGATCACGTCGGTCAGCACGTCGCGGCGCAGATCCATCGCGTCGGCCTGCGCCTGGACTTCTGCCGTCACCTCCGCCATCGCGGCGCCGAGGGCGGTGAGTTCGGCGACCTGCTCGGGGCTGAGCGAAATGCCGGCGGCCCGCGCCTGGTTGAGCAGCTCCTGGGTGATGCGCAGCCGGTCGGCGGCCTCGCGCGTCATGCCGAGCGCTTCGGCCTCGAGCATCTCCATCTCGATCGCCCGCTCGGCCTGGCCGACGATCTGGTCGTAGCGTTCCGCGTCGCGCTGGGCATCGGTCTTGCGCGATCGACCGCCTCTTCGGGCGGCCTTCTCCTGCTCCTTCTGGAACTGCGACTTGGCCGCGTCGGCGCGGGCGGTCTGGACCTCGTCCTCGTTGATGAAGCCGCCGCCGCCGGAGAACACCGGCGGAATCGCACCGAGCGTCGGCAGCTCGCTGGCGCCGAGCTGCGCCGCCGCGTTCTGCTCGGCAAACTTGCCTGCCGCGCTCGCGGCCTCGGAGTAGGCGTCGCGAAGTGCCTCGATCGCCGCCCGCAGCGTGTCGGAGGCCTGCACCGCCTCGTTGCCCATCAGGTCGGACAGCGCGCGCTGGAACCGTTCGAATCCGGCCGCCGTGTCGCCGCCCTCCTTCAGTGCCTTGGCCAGATCCTGCGCGGCACGGTCGAATTCGTTGAAGTCGTCCCGGAGGCCGCGGATATCGCCTTGTGCCGCCGCCTGGTTGAGGCGCAGCAGCTCTCCGATGGTTTCGCCGATCGCCGTCTTCGCCGCACCGGTCGAAAGCGCCGCCTCGTCGAACTGCGCGGCGATCGCCACCTGCGTGGCCTGGGTCAGCTTGCCGGCCTTGTCGGCCCTCTCCAGCTCCTCGGCATAGGCCCGCAGCGCCGGGACGAGCCCGCCCCATTCGTCGGCCACTTGGCGGATGAGGGTGCGCTGCTCGTCGAGCGTCAGCTCGGCATTGGCCGCCTCGTCCTCGACGTCCGAAAAGTAGGAAAGCGCCGCCGAGCCGGCGAGCACGAAGCCCGTGGTGAGAAGGCCGAGCGGCGAGACGAAGCCGGCGAGCGTCTGTTTCAACGCTGTCATGACCCCGGTCAGCCTGCCGCCGTGCATGGTCACCTGCGGCAGCTGCTGGGAAAGCAGCATGAACGGGTTCTGCCCTGCCACCATCATGGTGGCGATGTCCTGGAACTGGAAGGCGAGGTTCTGCGTCTGCATGCGCAGCTGGGTGGTCGCCGCGGCCGCCGCCTTGCGTGCCTCGACCTCGGCCTGGCTCTGGCCGATCGCCGCCTGGGCGGCGCGCCGGGACGCCGCCGCCGCCAGGTCGTTGGCCGCGGCGAGGCTGTTTACGCCGCCGGCCGACGCCTTCGCCGCCGCGCCGAGGCCTTCGATGCCGCGCTCGGCCTCCTTCACCCCGCGCGTCGCCTGCGAGGCGTCGGCCGTGATCAGCAGGGCGACGTTCATCGGCTGGCCGGTCATCGGCGATCGTCCCTGGCGAATTCGGCGAGCGCGGCGGCCTCCATCGCGATCAGGTCCTCGAAGTGACGGTCGCCGAGGCCGCGCCGGCGCAAGAGCAGGTCGGCCGCCGACCAGTCGAGCCCGAGCCGCACCGCCGCCCCGAAGCCGATCGCCCAATGCCACTGGCTGGCGAGGTCGAGGAAAGCGGCGAGGCTCGGCCAGTTGACGTCCCAGATCCCGAATTCATCCCCGAAACCTTCCTCGTCTCCCCGGTCCATTCCCGGCGCGACCTTGACACCCATCGCCTCGAAATCGGCCCGCGTGTCCGCGTCGATCGCGGCCGGCCTTGTGTCGTCGGAACGGCCGCTCGTCGCCCTGGCCCAGGCGACGGCGGCCTCGATCAGTTTCCCCGGCGCGACGCCTCGCCCACCAGCGACGCCGCCCAGGCGCGGTAGACGCCGAGCCGGAACCAGCTGACCTGCAAAAGACTCCGCAGCGCCTCGGCCGAGAACGGCACCGGCTTGCCGGCCTCGTCGACGACGTCCTCGTCCCAGCCCTTGATCACGCGCAGCAGGTCGGCATTGGGCTCCTCCTCACCGGCCGGCTTCGCCGTCCGCTCCTGCATGATCCTGGCCTCGTCGCGCGGCAGCGCCTCGAAGCGCATGCGGAACGTCATCTCCAGCATCTGGCCGGCGCGATCGAGGTCGGGATGCGGCACGGCGATGGTGACCGGCCACCAGTAGAGGTGATTGCGGGAGAGGACGAATTTCATGGTGTCTCCTTGCGGGACCGGTGTCGGGACTGGCGAAGGCGGCGTTCCGGCCGCCTTCGAACGGCGTTTGAAACGACGCCTACTTGACCGTGATCGAGATCTCGTCGTTGCCCGAGGTGGGCCTCAGCATCAGCGGCAGCGTGTTGTTGACGATGCCCTGGCTCTGGCCCTGGCCGTAGCGGCCGACCTGGGCGGCCGACGCGGCGATCTCGACGATGTTGCCGGCCACCGTGCCGTGCGCCAGGGCGAGCGCGCCGGTGGTGTGGCCGAGCGCGATCGTCTGCCAGTTCTTGGTGGCGAGCACGACGGCCTCCATCACCGCCGATGCCGTGGCGCGGCGGTCGACGATCTGGATCGACTCGTGGTTGATCAGCAGCCGCGGCTCGACCTGGTTGCCGACGTCGATCGACACGCTTTCCGTCGCACCCGCGTAAGAGTGCAGCGAAAACGTCGTGTTGGCCTTCGACACGGGCACGGGGACCTTGAACGCGGACAGCGTGACGGCCGGCAGCGACTGGTCGGAAACCGTGCCGAGCAGGCCGAGCAGGCGGAAGCGGAAGCGCGGGATGCGGGACGCCGCGAACTCCATCGTCACATTGCCGCGGCAGCCCAGCAGGATGTGCCTCACGCCGTCGAGCACGTAGTAGAGCGTGACGCCCTCGAAGGCGGCCGAGACCGGCTCGTAGACGGCCGAGACGCCGGAGTTGACCGTCTGCGCCATGCCGCAGGCGCGCAGCAGCGGGCCGTAGGCGGGCGCCGTGCCGGCCGCGCCGGCTCCGGCGACCTCGATGCCGAACTCGATCAGCCCGTAATTGCCCGTCAGGATGACGCCCTGGTGCCCCATCCAGGGCAGCAGCAGGTCTCGCATCTCCTCGCCGCCGGCGAGCGGCGTCAGCTGGACGTCGAGGCCGAGCATGGCATTGTCGGCGCCGGTCGGAACCGGGTCGGTGCCGTAGGTGCCCTCGATCTTGGCGAGCAGCGCCAGCTTGCGGAAATAGCGGGCCATCAGTCGCTCCTCTTCGTCTTCTTCGCGGTTTCGGCAGGCGCGTCGGCGGATTCGGCGGGGGCGGCATCGCCGGCCGGCGCCGGCTCCGTCGTACGCTCGACCAGGCGCGCCTTGGCCTCGCCCGTCTCGCGCACGTAGCTTCCGCCAAGGCGTTCTTCGTAGGGCTTGTCGGTCATGTCTGCTCCTCGATGTGGGTGACGGCGGAGTAGAGGTCCTCGTGCCAGGCGTAGCCGCCCTTGAACTGGACGAGCTGGCCGGAGACGTGCTGCAGCGGCTCGCCGGCCGTGAGCGTCGGGACGAAGCCGACCAGGGCGGCGCGGACCGCGTCCTTCAGATCCTCCAGGTCGGCGGCCACGGCCGCGCCCTGCGCGTCGGAGACGTTGCCCGCGACGATCAGCACGGCGACGTCGGCCTCGACCCGCTGCAGCACCGGCCCGGTCGCCCTGTGCGTCGGCGCGGAGGCCTCCTCCTTGACGAAGACGAAGGCCGCCGGCACAGCGTCCGGCACGCCCTTCACCGCCGCGAGCGCGATGGCGCCAGCGACCATGGCGAACGCCGGCGGGTCGATCGCTTCCAGCCGGGCGATGATCTCCGAGACGAGGCTCATGGCAGCCCGGCCTCGCGGCGGATCACGTCGGCGGCGATGCGCGGGATCTCGGCGCGGTCGGTCTCGTCGATGTAGAGATAGGGCCGAGCCGGTATGGTCACCTTGTGGGCACCGATCGTGACGTCCCTGGCGAAGTTCGACTTCGTCTTCGCCCGGAACCGCGCGTCGAAGCGGTCGCGCCGCGCGTCGTAGTTCTGGTAGATGGCCTGCTGGCGCTCCGGCATGTCGATCGTGCCGCCGAACTGGTGGATGCGGGCATATTCCAGGTTGGAGCCGGCGAGCGCGTAGTCGGCGCCGCTGTCGCCGGTGATCGACGCGTAGAGCCGGCCGGTGACGCGCAGCATGTGCGCGTAGCCGGCCTTGCGCCGGCGGGCGGTGCGCGGCGACAGCCGCGGCCAGGCGCCGTCCGGCCCTTGTTCGCGCTCGATATGCCGCTGCGTCGAGAAGACGAGGTAGGGCGCGATCGCCGCCATGATCGCGGCCGGGTTCTCGGCGACGCGCCGGGCCGCCGAGAGCGCCTCCAGCACCTCGGCGTCGGTCACCCGGATCTGCACGCCTTCCGACATGTCAGATATAGCCCTTCATGGTGGCGGCGGTGAGCGGCCGCTCGGGCGTGTTCGCCTGGACCGCGCCGCCGCCCGACGGGCCCGGCGCGACGCCGGCCGCCTCCAACTGGATCAGGCCCTTCGACACGTCGGTCAGCCAGGCCGTTGCCTCGCGGTAGGCGCGATGCCAGGAGCCGTCCTTTTCGGCCGTGTCGCCCATCAGGTAGTAGATGGCGATGTCCGCCGCGACGCGCGCCAGGATGGGCGGGACGACGCTGAGCGGCAGCGCATAGGCCTTGGCGAGGTAGCCGTCGATCAGGGCCTCGGCGTCGGCGATCGTCGCGGCGACGACCACCGTGTCGATCGTCGTCGGCGGCCGGTTGAACCGGTCCGTGCGCCTGATCAGCAGATCGGTGCCGAAACGCGCCTCGAGCTGGTCCAGGGTGACGTACGCCATGTCAGCCGATCGCCCCCGTCCACCAGAGCAAGAGCGCAACCCAGGCGGCGAGCATCGTCGCTGCGTAGACCATGCCGTGCCCGTTGCGGCGGCGGGCGTGGTAGCCGAAGCCGACGAAGGCGAGGATGGCCATGAACGCGAAGACGAAGGTCATCACACCAGCTCCACCGTCAGCATCGGCTCGGCGAGGAGCATCTCCAGCTCGGCCGGCGGGAAGCGGCCGATCGGATGTTCGGTCGCCGCCTTCGGATGCGCCAGGCCGCAGCGGCGGAAGCCGTCGCGCTTGGCCGCGATCCGGACGGACACCGTCAGTTCCGAGAGCTTCCTGCCCTCGTTGCGGGCCGCCCAGGCGGCGATCGCCGCCGCCATGAGGGGATACTCCACCTTGAAGCGGACCGGCGACTCCGCCGTCGTCCCCTCATCGGTGCTGGAGGCCTCGCTCCCGATTGCCGACTGCCGATTGCCGGCTGCCGCGACAGGGCCGCTCTGCGGCGCATCCAGCGGCCATTCGGGTGCGGGCGGCACGGTGGAGACGCCCTGGTCAGGCACGTCTCCACCGCCCTTTTCGCTCGGGGGTGTGATGCTGGAAAGGAACTCCGGCGCGCTCGCCACCGCGCCGGCTTCGGAAGCGACCTTCTCGTGCGTGTCCACTTCCCCGGGGCCTTCGCCGATGGGAGCACCCGCCGAGGCGGAGGCAATCACCTCCGCCGGAGCCGGCTGACGGTTCTCCCCGGCGGGCGAGCCCGCTGGTATCTGCTTTGCCTTCCTGGCCATGGTCTTCTCCGGGTCTTCGAGAAAAGCCTCCGCGGAGGCCTTGCCGAAAGACCCGCCGTCCCCGTCGCCGGGGACGGCGGCCGAGCCGGCGGTCAGCCGGGGTCGTAGAAGCCGGCCCGGCCGGTCGGGCCGAACGGGTGAACGAGGCCGCCGGCGCGGTACCGCGGATTGCGGTTGTCGAGGTCGCCGCGCTGGCGGCGCGACATTCGCTCGATCAGCCAGATCGCCGTGGCGAGCAGGATGGCGATGCCGGCGACCAGGAGTGCCGTCAGCATGGCGCCGAGATCGGCGACGAGCGAACCCTCCAGCACCGGCTCCGGCGCCAGGATCTCCAGCGCCTGGGTCGAACCGGAGGCGAGCGCCGGCGCGGCGAAGCCCGGCAGGGCGATCACGGCGGGAGCGAGGAGGACGGCGACGGCGAACGCCGACAGCAGGACGAGGCAGGCGAAACTTCGGAACAGTCTCATGAGGTCTCCTTGGGTCTTGCCGAAGGGTCGTCTCGCGGCCCTTCCGAAAGACCCGCCGTCCCCGTCGCCGGGGACGGCAGGCTTGATGTTCCGGGCGGAGCCCGAGGCCGCGACCGCGGCCCGCCGGTCGTCCGGCGCCCTCGCGGAGGGCCAGCCGCCGTCAGGCGGCGGCGCGGCCCGCGAGCCGGCTTACGCCAGCCAGGGAACGACCAGCAGCTCGGCCGTGCCCTTCCACTCGTTGGTCTCGCCGCCGGCGGCGTAATCGGAGTTGAGGATCTTGCGGCCGGCGCTTTCCAGCGACGGCGGCACGACCAGCAGGTTCGGCATCAGGCCGAGCGGGCGGCCGTAGTCGCCCTTCATGCCCGACAGCGCCGCGCGGGCGATGGCGTAATTCGCCGCGTTCAGCGTCTGCTTCGAGCCCCAGGCGGTCTGCCACAGGCCGAAGCCGACATTGTGCCGGCCGTCGACGCCGTAGATGAACTGCTTGTTCATGAAGACGTTCTGGTCGGTGCGCTTGTCGAGGCTGTCGAAGACCATCGCCTTGCGCACCTGGAGCAGCACCGGCTTCACCACCTGGCTGGTGTCGATCAGGAACCAGGGCGTTCCCGAGCCGCCGTCCGTGTTGGCGACGGAGACGGTTTCGCCGTTCGCGTCCAGCACCGGATGGTCGGTGTCGAACATGTACTGGCCGTCATAACAGTTGGTGGCGAAGCCCGCCTTCAGCAGCGACCAAACGTCGAGGTCGTACTTGGAGCCTGCCGACTTGCCCATCTGGCGGAAGCGGTTGGCGTAGATGCCGAGCGAATCGTCCTCGATCCGGTTGCGGTCGACGCCGATGGTCAGCTCCCAGTCCTTGTTCTTGATGCGGAAGTCGTGCTCCTTCAGCGCGTGGACGACGCGCTCGCCGAGCCATTCCGACATGCCCGGCGTGTCGCCGAGCCAGCCGTAATTCTCCTCGAGATGGCTGGACGGCACCTGTTCGGCGACGCGGCTCCACTGCGGCGAGGCCATGCCGAAGCCTTCGGTGTAGAGCGTCTTGAACCCGACGCGGAGGGTATCGAGGGTGGCGGAAGTGACGAGCATCGTTCGGGTTCCCGTTGGTTTGAGGCGGCGGCCGCGCCGGCTTGCGCGGCGCGCCCCGTTGGTTGGCGTCTCAGTCGGCGTCGATCTCGAAGACGAGGTTGGCGGCAGTGGCGGAGGCCTGGGTGCCGGTGACCGTCACCTTCAGCTCGTCGCCGGCGGCGACGTAGTTGGCGGCGGTCGGCGTGGCGCTGTCCTTGTCGCCGGCGGCCGAGCCCGACTGGGTGATCGTGATGACGCCGTTGGTGATGCCGGTGCCGGCGATCGCGGCCGTCAGCGTAGCATCGGCGGTGGTCAGCGCGCCCTCGGTGATCGAGCGGATCAGCGTCACCAGGCCCGAGACGGGCGAGATGGTGCGGTAGGCGGGCGAGCCGGATCCGGCGATCGTGGTCAGCCGCAGCGGCACGAAGCGCTTGCGCTGCTTCAGCCACGCCTGCATGCGGATCTCGTCGAACTCGACCCACACGCCCTGGTCGTCGACGTCGGCGACGAAGCCGGCCGGCGAGCGCACGCCGGAGCCGGAGGTCTTGGCCACCGTCTGGTCGTCGACGCAGAAACAGACCTTTCCGATCTCGGCCACCGTGATCTCGTCGGTCGAGGTCGAGTTCACGAACCGGAACCGGCCGGGCTGGTAGCCGATCGTCACGTCGCCGGCGCCGGCGCCGCCGGTGGCGCTCTCTTCGGCGCGGCCGACACCGACCAGGCCGGTCGCTGCCGCGCCCTTGGTCAGGTAGCCCGAGGCGTTCCTCATCAGCATGGCGCCGGCGAAGATGACGACGGAGGCGGCGAGCGGCCCGGCGCGGACGTCGCCGATCTTCTGCGGCGTGTTGCGGGCGGCGGCGAGAGCGGTCATGGGGCGGTTCCTTCGGTTGGTCGGGCGCCGGTGTGGCGGCGGTTTTCGATCAGAGCGCGGCTTCGCGCTCGGCCTTCAGCGTGGCGGCCATGGCCTTGGGGTCGATGCCGAGCAGCTTCGCCGCCTGGGCCTCGGCCGCGTTGAGCGAGATCTCGCCATTGGCCGCCGGCGGCGTCGCCGGCACGATCTGGCCGCCGCCGCCGAGCACGGGCATGGCGGCGATCAGCGCTTCGACATTGGCGGGGTCGACCTGATGCATGGCGACGTAGCGCTCGCGCATCGGCTTCACGCCGACGCGGCCTTCCCTGATCGCGGCGTCGACGAACGTCTCGGCCGCCCGCTTCTTGCCCTCGCCGAGAAGGCCGTTGAGCTGGGTGGTCACCGTCGCAAGCTCGGCCTGTAGCGCGGTCACCACCTGGTCGGTGCCCTGGCCGGCGGCCGCGGCGACGCCCTGGACGCCGACGAGCACGGCCCTGGCGTCGGCGGTCTCGGCCAGACCGACCGCCTTCGCGATCGGTGCCAGCGCCGCCTGCAGCGCGGTCGATGTCTCCGCCCTGGCGGCGTGCATGGTCGTGACGGCGGCGATCGCCGCCTCCTCGGTGGTCGCGGCCGGCAGGCCGAGCGCGGCGGCGAGCTTTTCGAGCAGGGTCATCGTGGGTTCCTCTGAGTGGAGCGCGGTCAGGCCGCGCAGGTTCGGGCGGTTGACGAGGCTGGCGCGGCGGATGGCGACCACCCGGCCGTCCGGCATGTACTCGATGACGGGCGAGAGCCCGCGATAGGCTTTGGACGTGACCAGGCGGGCGCCGGCGGCGGTCCAGTCGACCTTTCCCCAGATGCCGTCTGCCCGCGCCTCGAATTCGCGGATCCAGGCGCGGGCGGGTGCCGCCTCGCCCCTGGGTGCTGCGAGATCGGTCGCGTGGTTCTCGTCGATGACGGCGCCCGAGATCGACTGCAGGCTCTCGGCGATCACGGCGGCGGCGTCGGTCACCCGGTAGGGGCCGCGCCCGTCGATCGTGCGGATCTCGCCGGTGGGCAGCAGGTGCACCCACTCCGGCGCCTTGCCGTCCTCCGGCAAAGTGAGTGCCGCGCAAAGCGCCACCGCGCCCGCTCCGACCTGGGAGGGCGCGGACGCGGCGTGCAGGGAAAGGTGGCGAAGCGCGGGTTCCATCGCCGGCGACAATGGCCGGGCGGGGGCCGCCGAAAAAGCCGCAAGGGTTTGCGGGGGAGGATGCCGGAAGAGGCCGGCGGCGCGGGTCGAGCCGATGCGCCGGGGGCGGGGCGCGGGCCGGTGCCGTGGCGGCGATGGTAGTCGCGACCGGCGGACGCGGCAAGACCGGCCGTCGATCGACGTTCAAACGGTCTTCGAAGCCGGTTTATCGGCCCTCGGCCGCCGCGGCCCCGGGCCGGGGCCCTTGACCGGTTCCGGGGTTCGCGCGAATCTCGCCCCGGAGAGGAGACCCCATGAGACGGATCGCGACGGCGGCTTCGGCCGCGACTCTGGCAGGGTTTCTCCTGGGCGGCTGCGCCACCTATGGCGACGAGGCTGATCAGCGGATCGTCGTCGCGGCCGACTACCAGGCGCTCGCCGACTGCTACTGGGAACGCGAGGCCAATCCGCGCGGCTTCAACAAGGTCGAACTGCCCTCGGCCAAGACCAGCCGCATTACCGCGGGTAGCGACACGTTCACCACCTTGCGGATCGACTTCGTCGGCCTGGAGGACGGCAGGACCGAGGTCCGCGGCTTCACCAGCGGGATGGCCGCCGGGGCCGCCTACTGGCGCGGCCAGGTCCTCCCGGCGCTGGAGGCATGCGGCGCGCCCGCCTGACGGTCAGCCCATTCACGCCCACTCCCGGGCGCGCTGGTTGATGCCGGCGGGGTCGAAGATCTTCACGCCGCTTGCGCCGACATAGCCCGCAGGCTCGCCCACGGCCGACGGCTGCCAGTCCATCTGGCCCAGCAGCGAGAGGATGCGCGTCCTCTCGAACAGCGTGCCCTCCGCCGGCAGGCCGGCGGTCAGCAGTTCGGCGAGCCAGCCATAGGCGACGAGGTTGGCATGGTAGCCCGGCACCACCGTCGATACCTCGACCTCGTTGCCTGCTTCGTCGGTGATGGTCCCTCTCTTGACCATAACGTCGATCTCGGAACAGCCGACCTCGTCGATTGTGCAGATCGAGTTCGTCGCCTCGGCCGGGGGCATCTCCTCGGTCGCCAGCCATGCGATCCTGCGCCCGTCCGGCAGCCGGAGCCCGTCCATCGTCGCGGCGAAGACCGCTTGGCTCGGCGCCCAGAGCAGGATTTCAACGGGCGCGGTCATGTCGTCCTCGCTGTCAACTCGGCATCAGTGATCGGCCTCGGCAGCAGCACGCCGAGCTCGATCGGTCCCGACATGCGGGTGGTGTTCGTGGTCACCAGGCCCCAGCGGATTGAGCCAGCGGTGCCGAACGTGAAGGTGGCGCCGCTCGTGTCCGCCGCTCCCAGCGTGCCGTTGACGGCGGCCCGGAAATCGTTGACCGCCCAGCGCATGGCCATCTTCACCCGGCCGGAGGCCGCGGCCTGCACCGCGGACGCCGCGACGGAACTGCTCGACGTGACGCCCATGCCGGCATTTGCCGAACCGGGCGGGCCGAGGACGAGGCGGGCCGTATTGCCGGTATCGATGTAGTAGCAGACGACGCCGGCCGAATTGTCCGGATCAGGATGCGGCGCCTGCGTGATGGCCATCATCGATCCGTCGACGTTGAAGTCGCCCGGAAGCCATGCGTTCGGCGTCGTCAGCGCGTCGGCGTTGCGGGTGACGCTGGAGCCCTCCGTCTTGATGAAGGACGTCCCCCACTTTCCCGCCTCGAGATTGGCGAAGGCGACGGTCCCGGAGACCGTGAGCGTCAGCGTGCCGGCGCTCGGCGTGAACGTCAGCGTGACCTTGTTGCTGGCGCCCGTGCCGACCAGGGGCCCCGCCGTCGACGCGCCGGACAGCGTGACGGTGCCGGTTCCGTAGAACGACAGCGTGTAGGGCGTCGCCGTGACGGTGACGTTCTGCGTCGTCGGCGCCTCGGACCCGAGCAGCAGGTTCGTCCGCTGCGGCTCGACGAGAATCCCTACAGGCGTCCCGTCCTGTGCATAGTGGCAGCGCGGCGCCGTGCCCGGCACGAGGATGCCGCCGGAACTGCGAACGTATTTCGTGCTCGGCGACGTGTAGGCCAGGGCGCCGGCCGTGAGAGCCTGCGCCAGCGATCCACAGAAGTTCTTGGCCGAATCCGCCGAGTTGCGCACCAGCACGACATCGTCGAGCGGGTCGAGGACAAAGCCGTCGGGCTCGCCGGAAAGCGCGGTGAAGGCGCGGTAGCCGCGGCGATGGCTTCCGAGGCTGTGATAGGAGACGCTGCCCATGGTCACACCCCGTCGAGCTGGAACGCCAGCAGCGTCGCCGTCGCCGACGCGGCCGTGACGACGAGCGCGACCTCGCTGCCGCTGGGGACCGCGATGGTCAGCCCCGACTGCACCAGCGTCGTATCGCCGAGCGTCACCGGCCCGAACACCACGACGCCGTCGACCGTCACGTTGAAGGTGATCGCGCCATAGCCGAGGCGGCGCCGCGCGACGGCCCGCTTGTAGGTGCGCGGCCCCGGGTGGAAGTCGGTGAGGACATAGATGCCGGGGCCGATGCCGGCCGCTTCGAAGATCGTGCCTTCGAGCGGATCGACGGTGCTGACCGTGGTGACCGCCTCCGCGGCCTTCGTCGTCGCCGTCGCCGCGGCGGCCTGCGCCAGCACCCGGTCGTCGCTGGCCTCGCCGGCCTTGGTCGTCGCCGTCGCCGCGGCGGCCTGCGCCAGCACCCGGTCGTCGCCGGCCTCGCCGGCCTTGGTCGTCGCGACCCCGGCAGCCGCGATGGCGCCTGCGAAGAAGTTCTCCCCGGTCTCGGACCACGCGCCGACCGCGCGGACATAGATGGCGCCGGTCAGGACGTCGACGGCGCCGTCGCCTTCATAGCCGAGGTCGGCGGCGGGCGCGGCTTCGAGCGCGTAGAAGCTGCGTCCGCGCCGTCCGGTGACGTAGAGCGTATCCGGGAACTCGATGATGGCCCTAGTCGACATCGCGCGTCACCGCCTTTCTCACCGGCCATTGATAGGTGCCGGGCACCACCCGTGCGTCATCCGCCTCGTCGTCGAAGCGGGCGATGTCGAAGACGATGACCGCGCGGGTGAAGCCGGCGGTCGCCTCCGCGGGAATGGTGATCGCGATCTCGCGCGCGTCGGCGTCGCGGGCGATCGTGCCGGCCTCGCTGTCGGCCTGCCAGACCAGCGGGCCGGGAACGTGATCGCGGAAATGCGCCACCAGCCGGCCGGTCGCCAGCTGCTCGGCTTCCCATAAGGTCTCGGGCAGGACGAGCGTCAGGTCATAGGAATAGCCGGGCCGGATCGGATCGACCTCGATGCTCAGGCGCATGATTGCCTCCATGCCGGGCCGCCCGGCGGCGTGCGGGCGACAATGGCGGGCGCCGGCCCGGCAAGCCAGCCGCAAGGGGCTGCGGGGAGTTAGGAGACGGCGGGCGGGAGAAGCTGCGGGCGGCCGGCGCGCGGAACCGGTTTCGAGCCGGTCTAGAAGCCCGTGGGCGCACGTTTCGGGTGCCGATGGTAGTCGCGGCCGGCCGGCGCGGCAAGGCCGCTCCCCGGTCGGCCCTGCGATTGCCCGTTGAACGGGTTTTGAACGGCCGTGGAGGCCTTTCTCCACATCCCGGCGGCGACGGGGCCGGAAACGGCCCCGAGCGCGCCGGCGGGCCGCGCACGGCGTTTTCGGTCAGGTGACGGCTCCGGCTCCTGGTCCTGCCCCTGGCCCCGCCCCCGGCGGGAAGGCGATCCTGGCCTCCGCCGCGCGCAGCACCTCGCGCCAGCCGGCCTTGCCCGGATTGTAGGCCCATCCCGGATCGATGCCGTCCGGCACCTGGCTGACCTCGCCGGTCCGCCGGTTGACGAACGGTTTCAGGTCGAGCGGCGGCGCGGCGAACTTCAGATCCTCGCCCTCGGCCCGCAGACGCTCGACGTCGCGCCGCGACAGGCTCTGCAGCGTACAGCGGCAGTTCCAGCCGCAGGGCGGCGCCCACCAGTCCCAGTAGGGATCGTCGACCGGCAGGACCAAATTGTGGCGCGCTGCGTGCTGCGGCCTGGTCGCGCCGTCCATGATCGCCACGTAGCGCAGGAAGGGCCGGTCGGCCTTGCTGCGCTCGAACGAGGCCCAGTGGCCCGCCGCGTAGGAGACCCGCATGTTGGCGTCGAAGATGGTGCGCAGCCGCCTGGTCGAGCCGAGTTGCGACACCACCGCCTCGCCGGTCTCCGGGTCGATCGTCCAGCGCCGTCCCCACCAGCCCTTCGCCTGCAGCAGCGGCGTCAGCCCGGCGGCGAAGTCGCGGAACGTCCTGCCTTCCGCCAGCGCCTCGATCAGCGCCTTGAAGATGTCGTCGAGGATGTCGAATCCGGCCGACTTCGCCACCGTGAACATCGCTGCATGATCGGTCTGCCAGGCGTCGAGCCACGAGAAGCTCGGGTCGAGGCGGCGGCCGCGTTCGAACAGGGCGCGGATCGCCTCGCGCGGCGGCAGGGGCACGAGTTCGACGCCCATGGCCTAGACCAGGTCTTCGTCGGCTTCGCCGGCCAGCCGGGCGGCGAAGGCGGCGCGGGCCAGCTGCTCGGTGAGCGCGGCGACGTCGAGATCGACGAAGCGGCGGGCGAGCAGCGCCCGCACGTCGTCGACCGACGTCGCGGCGCCGATCTCCTCGGCGAGGCCGGCGACGATCGGCGCCACCAGCGGCTCCCAGTCGGAGAGCATGGCGTCGGCGGCCCGGTCGATCGAATCGCGGGCAGGCCTCGACTGTTCCTGTTGCATTGCCTCCTCGCGCCCCCGCGCAGCCGAGCCGCCGACCGGCGGCCGGCCGTCGTCGGCCGCCCCGTCCGGAGGGCCAGCCTGCGCTGCAGGCGGTGCGGGCCGTGAGGGCATCAGCAGCACGGCGCCCTCGTCCGGATCGGACAGGCCGAGCATGTCGTTGATCTCGGATGCCTGGACGCGCAGGCCGAGCGGCACCAGGCGGGCGATCGAGTCGACGATCAGCTTGACGTCGGTCGCCTCGGCGCGGCCGATCTTGATCCGCGGATAGGCCTTCTGCGGGCCGAATTCGAGGTCGATCCACACCCGCACCAGGTCGCGGTTGAGGATGGCGGCGAGCGCACGCGCGTCGGCGCGCTCGATGTCCTCCTGGACCTGGCGGTGCTCCTTGCCCGATCCCAGCCCGCCGACCTCGGCGTCGGTCGTCGCCGTCTGGCCGAGCACGGCCTTCGACACCTGGCGGTCCAGCCAGTCGGCGCGCTTCTCGTAGAGGTCGCTCGACGCCCCGACCGATTTCGATTCGATAAATTCTATCGACATCCCGTCTGGAACGATCGCGGCGCAGTCGCCGGCGATGTTGGCCACCGCCCGGTAGAGCGTGGCGCGGTCGTCTTTCGTCGCGCCGGGCCCGTATTTGCCGATACGGATCGGCTGGCCGTGGTTCTGCGTGAAGATCGCCCAGTCGCGCTCGTCGAACTTCTTGAACATCCACGCCCAGGCGACGATGCGCGCCAGGCCGGAGCGCACCGGCAGGCCCGACTTGGCGCGCATCACCGCCGTGATGAACTTGCCGCCGGGCAGCGGCTTCTCCTCGCCGCCCTCGCCGATCAGCAGCGGCGTGGTGAGGTCGTCCCGGGCCGGCCGGAACCAGCGCGGGTCGCGCCATTCGAGCCGGGCCGGCATCCACTGGCCCGACGACGTCTCCCAGATGATCTCGGTCAGCGAGTAGCCCTTGCCGACCGCGTCGAGGATCTGGAACAGCTCGTCGGCCAGCTCGTCGCGGTCGAGCCAGGCGCGCACCATGTCGGCCATGGCGACGTCGGCGGCCGCGTCCGACGCCGCGTCGACCGTGATCTCCAGCTGGCTGATCGCCCGCTTCCGGGTGCCGAGCACGCCGACATAGTGGAGGTCGCGCTCCTCGATCGTCTCGGCCAGCTCCAGATAGCGCAACGGGTCGCCGGAATCGGCCTCGCGCAGGATGGTCGCCAGCCTCTCCGGGTTCAGCCCGTCGGCGGGGTAGCCCGTCAGCGGCGAGCGCACGCCGGTGACGGTCGGCCCGGCGATCTCCTCGGTCAACACCTTGCGCTCGATCGGCCGGCCCCACTGGTCGAGCAGCTGCGGAACCTTCGCCATGGCTAGAAACCTCCCCGGATGCCGGCGCCGAGCGGCCCGCGGAACGGATCGCCCCGGGCGAAGTCGTCCGCGTGGTCGGGCGTCATGAAACGGTCGCCGCGGCCGCGGCCGGCGCCGGCCTGACCGCTAGAAACCGGCTCGTAGCCGTAGGCGTACCACTGCATGCGGCTGGCGAAGTGGGCGAGGCCGAGCGCCACCGCGAAATCGCCGTGGCGCTTGGCGCCCGTCGTGCCCTCGCGCTCGGCGGGCACCTGCGGCACGCCGCGCACGATCTTGACCAGCCTGAGGTCGCCCATGTGTTCCACGTCGCGGGCGAGCGCGACCATGTCGTCCTCGAACGCCGCCTTGAGCGGCGGCATGTTGACGTTGTACCAGCCCGGGTTGAGCGTCACCGGCCAGACCAGCCCGGCATCGTCCTCCTCGCGCCTCAGCCCGAATTCCCGCCCGAGATCCTCGGCCAGGTTCATGCCCATGCCCGTGGCGTCGATCGCCGCGCCGACCAGCCGGGGCACCTGGAAGACGATGCGGGCGACGCGGCGCTGCTCGTCGAACGGCACGTTGCGCATCTCGACCGTCAGGGCCGAGCGGCGCCTCAGCCGCTTCTCGATCGCCAGCAGCGTCAGCACGGCCGGGTCGCGCTTCCTGGCCGGGTCGTAGCCGGCAGCGTGCAGTTCGTCCTCGCGGCAATGCTCCACCGCCCGCTTGACCAGGTCGAGCTGCGGCTCGAACAGCTGGGCGCGCCGGAGCGGCGCCAGGAACAGGAAATCGTCGGGCAGCTGGATGCGCACGATCGGCGCCGCGTCCGGATCGAGCGTCATCCGCGCTTCGATCAGCGGCGCCGTCAGCCAGGCGCCGCTCCCTTGCGCCGGGATGCAGAACAACTCCTCGTCGGCACCGTCCGCATAGAAGTCGATGATGTCCTGCCGCCAGGCGGCTTCGGCCTCCGGCGACCACTCCTTGCCGGTCACCAGGCAGATGCGCCTGTAGAGGCCCTGCATCAGCGCCTGGTCGAAGTCGATCCTGGTGTGCGTGCCCTTGCGGCGGCCGGCCAGAATGTCCTGGACGAGCACGTTGAACTCGTTGTCGACGCCGTTGTGGGTCGAGCAGACCACCACCTGGCCGCCCCACATCAAGAGCGCCAGCGCGGCCTTGAGCAGCTCCTTCAGATTGTCGACGAAGGCCGCCTCGTCGATGATGACCAGGCCCTGCTTGCCGCGCAGCGAGCGCGGCGCCGACGACAGCGCCAGGATCTCGAAGCCGGAGGCGAAGCGGATGCGGAAGGCCTGGATGCGCCGCGTCTCGCCCGGGTCTGCCGGGTCGGCGTCGTCGAACAGGAACTCCTCCATCGCCATCGCCGCCTGGGCGAAGGCGCGCGCCCACATGGCGCAGGCGTCGATGAACTCGCGCGTCATGTCCTGGCTGTAGGAGATGTACATCGCGTCGAAGCCGCCGGCGCTCTTGGCCCGGCCGGCGCGCAGCACGGCGTAGGAGGCGAGCCCCCAGGTCAGCCCGACGCGGCGGCTCTTCTCGATGACCAGGAGTGCGGTGCCGTTCTCCAGCTCGGCAACCGTGTCGCCCTGGTAGGCGATCAGGACGCCGGGCAGGCCCTCCGTACCGATCACGTCGTCGATCGACGCGACGCTCGCCTGGCGCAGCCGCTGCCATTCCGCCTTGGAGATCGGGCCGGTCATGGTCGCCGGCCCTCGCGCGCGGCGTGGTTCTGCGCCACGCGGAGCGGGTTGTAGTACCCCGCCGGCAGGTACTGCTGGAGATCCTTCTTGATGTAGTGCGCCTTGCCGAGGCGGCCGAGCAGCTCGATCATGCGCAGCGTGTAGTCGCGCCAGTCGGCCGTCTTCGTGATCTCCAGATAGTTCACCCGCCCGACCTTGTAGAGGTCGACGAACGGATGCGTCGCCTCGACGATGGCGAGCGAGGCTTCCGCGTCGATCGTCGGCTCCAGGCTGACCCAGGTAAAGATGCCGCGCTCATGAAAGGCCTTCAGCGTGGCGATGCGCTCGTCCGGCTCCGCGGCCCCGCGTTCCCACTTGCGCGCGAAGCGGGCGTCCAGGCTGGTCAGCGTCGAGGCGAACGCGTCGTGCGCCGGGCGGAAGACATCGATGTCGCGTAGCGCCCGGCTGCCGCCCTTGGTCAGCGTGCAGACGGCGAGGCCGTGCGCCTGGAGCGTTTCCAGCGTCCATCGGGTCAGTTCGTAATCCGCCGGCGGATAGGGATCGGTGGTGAAGGATAGCATCACCTGCCCGGTGACGCCCGCGGCCTGGAATTTCCGGGCGTCTTTCAGCAGCTTCTCGCGAAAGCCCGGCCGGATCGCCGCGCCAGCGTCGAATTCGCCGCGATCCATGCGCAGCACGCGCGGCACGTAGCAGTAGGCGCATTTGTGCCCGCAGCCGCGATAGGGATTGGTTGCCAGCGGCGCATACTCGCCGGCCTGGCCGCGCGGCGCGTAGATGGTGGTGCAGCCCGAGGGGACGGCGATCTCGCTCACTTCGCCCTCACGCCCAGGATCTGTTCCTTGATCGCCGTCGCTGTCTCGGCCGTCATGCCCTTCACCCGGGCGACGGTGTCGACCGCCTCGGTGACCTTCTCGGCGAAATCCTTCTCGACCTTCTGCCGGCGCGACGTCGACACGCCCTGCGCCTGGGCGGCGGCGCGCAGCGCGTTGGCGAGGTTCATGGCGCCCTTGGGATCGATGCGCGCCTCGCCGGCGGCCGTCACCACTTCGAAGACCAGCGTCTTGATCGCCTCGGCCGCGATCACCGTGAGATCGTCGGAGGCCTTGGCGTCGAACTTCTCCGCCAGCACGCCCGAGATCTCGCGCGTCTCGTCGAGCCGCCTCGTCAGCGTCGCCAGCTTGATCGAGTGGCGGTTGAACGCCGAGAAGGAGGGGATGGTCAGCTCCAGCTCGCCGCGGTGCTCGCGCTGCAGCGCGTCGAGCTTGGCGCAGAACTCCTGGTAGATGTTGGTCTGGGTGCGGTCGCGGTCGCGCAGTTCCTCCGCCGCCCAGGCGATGATGGGCGTCGCCTCGGCCGGCAGGAGTTCGATGCCGGAGAGCCGGCCGCGACCCTTCGCCATCTCACAGCACCGGCGAAGGACGGGCGACGCCGTCGAGTGCATGGCGGCGTTCGACGTGGTCGAGGCCGGCGCGCGTGATCGTGGCGACGCAGAGCGGTTCGGCTTCCGGCCGGTCGATCGAGGCCAGCCGCACGGCGCCGAGTTCGGCGAGCTTGTTCAGCTGGGTCCGCACCCACTCGCGCGACCGGTTGTAGCCGAAGGCGTCGAGGGTCCGGGCGACCAGCGTCTCGTTCAGCCGGCCGTCCGCCTGCCGCGCCAGTTCGCGCAGGATCACCAGCCGGGCGTCCTCCGCCATGATGTCTTCGAGCGTCTTCATCGCTTCGCCTGCTCCAGAAGGAATTCCTGCAACCGCAGTCCGATCGCCGAGACCGGCTTGAGGCTCGCGTCGAGCGTCTTCATTTGGCCGGCGACCCGCTCGTCCATCGCTTCCATCCGGCCGGTCAGTTTCTCGATTGCAAGCTCCAGACGATGCGCCTGGTCGCGGTCTGGAAGGTGCTTCAGCGTCTCCTCCATGATGCCGATCTTCATCTCCTGGAGATTGAAGCGCGACACGGTGGCTTCGCCGGACAGCCGGATCTCGCGTTCCAGCTCCTCCAGGCTCTCGGCGGTCTCCGCCTTATGCGTGACCAGAGCGGCGGCCGTCTGTTTTGCACCCGACGTCAGTCCGGCATAGAGCGCCGTCGCCAGGGCGATGATCGTGTTTGCCGCGACCAGCCAGGGCATGAGGAGTTGCAGGTCCATCAGGCTCGTCTCCGCCGTTCGAAAAATGTCGCGCAGCCGATGCAGAGCCGCGTGCCGGGCACGGCCGCCCGGCGCGCCGTGCCGATCTCCTCCCCGCAATCACAGACCAGCGGGCCGCCGCCGGCGGGGTCGGGTCCGGCCAGCCCGCGCGCGGCGTCCTGGACGCGGCGGATCGCAGCCTCCCGCTCGGCCTCGACGCGCGCCTCGGCCTGTTCGAACGCGGCGTTGCCGATCTTCACCCCAGCCTTCCCGTCACCGCGGGCCTCCGTAGTTCGTCCGGAACCAGTTGGCGCACCAGGCGAG